GTCGAAGTGGCATTTGGTCCTGTAGAGGAACGTCTGAGAGACGTTGAGCCGGAACCAGTCGCGAATGCCCTGCCCCACGGACATCGGACGGCTCGTGCCGTCAAAGATCCAGAAATCGTCAGGGCCCACTGCGAAATGCGCGCCTCCGGTGATCTCGCACAGCGCCTCCAGGCCCACACAGCCAGCGTTGCTCGAGTCAGCGGCCAGGTTCCACTGCCAGGAGCCGTTAGCAGCCCCCACGAACGTCCCCACGTAGATGCCGCGGTTCTTGTAGGCCACCACGTAGTCACCGAGCGGCAGGGCGGCTTGAATGCTCCCCGGCGTTGCGATCAATCGACCGGTCGTCGCACCCGTAGAGACGCTGGGCGTCCAATTCGTTTGGTCGCTTTGCGCGCAGCACCACCAGCGATCGGGGGAAACCCCGAAGGTCCCGTCATTCGTGTTGAAGGCGATGACGAAGTTGCTCGCCGCGCTCACGACCACCTTCGCCTTTGGGGCACCAGCGATTGCAGCAAATGCACCCGAGGTGCTGGACTGCATGTTGTCGATCAGGTTCGACGCAACCGTCGTATCTCCGAACTGGGCATAGCTCCAGCGCGAATCGAGCGAACCTGTGTAGCTTCCGCCCCCTGCACTGCGGTCCGTCCAAGTGGTCCCGGTGAGCTCGTACAGCTTCGTCTGCGTCCCGGCGAAGATCCGGCGCGTCTCGTCCAGCTTCGTCACCACCCGGGCGCCGCGGCATTCAGCAGCCAGGGCAGCAGCATTGGCCGCCGAACCCGTAGGCGCGCCCGTGAAACCCTGCTCGTAGGGAATGACGTGCCGACACTCGGTCATCACTCCCGGGATGTCCGGGTTCAGGTCAGGCTGGAAGCCCAGAAGCGGGGTCATTGCCATGATCAGCGAGCCACCATCCGCAGACGCGAACCACTGACCTTGGCCGACCCATCGGCATCCTGAATCTGTGCCATGGACTTGTCGAAGAGCGTCCCGTACTCACCCACCTTTGCGGCGTTCTTGGCGTAGACGGCGCCTTCAAGCAAGGCCGAATAGAGGTACACGCTCGGCGAATCAGTCAGGAGCCAGTTGGTCGACGTGGTCGCCAGCGGGTCAGCACGCTTGAAATAGGTGACATCAAGGTTGGTGTCTGAACTCGGCGTGAAGCCGTAGATCAGGCGAGTGCACTTGATGGAGTAGTAGTAGCGACCGGCAGACTCGTTCTCCACGAGCAGAGCGTCATAGCTGCGGTACTCGAGCTTTCGCTGTTGTCCACCATCATCGAAGGTCACCGAGTCGAACTCGACCCAGTTGGACGGCAGGGCAACCCAGTTCTGGCCAGCAAGGATGGTCAGCGTGCCGAACTCGATCATTCGGTTCACCCGCAGGTCACGCCAGATGCGCTCTTCCCCGAGGCGGATGAAGTCCGGGACCATCGAAGTGAACGCCGTATCTGCACGCGCAGACCAGGCCAACACCGAGGCCTGCAACTCGGTGTAGTTCGTCATCGCCATGGCTAGACCTTGCCCTTCCAAATCCGGAAATGAGCCATCGCGGGGTCGTTCACCACGCGGCGCATGTGCTCCCGGTTGCCCATGAATTCATTCAGGGTGATGCGGTGGTCGTTCAGGTACTTCTCGATGAAGACCATCGGGATTCGAGCGGCGTGACGCATCTCCGAACCCCCGACCAGCCCCTCGTTGTGGCGAGCCTTGGCCCACTCAGCGATGGGCGTGCAGTCCTGCGTCTGGGCAACGACCATCTGGCCGTCGTTGACGAGGATTTGAGTCCGCATTTCGCTCATGCAGGCTCCTACATGTTGTCCAGAGGACTGACTTGGACGACACCAGCCGCGGCAACCTGAATTGCAGCGATCGTGTCCAGCCCATTGGTGCTCAAGACCAGGCTGTCTCCTGGTTGAATCAGCACGTCGCCCGCTACCGCCGTAGCCGTCGTCTTGCCCAGCTTCACGTAGGCAGCGACCGTTGCCGCAACGCGGATGTACAGGGGCTTGACGCCGTTTGCGCAGTTGGGGATGGCGACAGAGGCGGAGGCGCCGCTCGTCGTGATGGTTGCGCCGGTTGCCGTGATCGTCTCGGCCGGCATATAACGATTGCCCATGTTTGGCTCCAGCGTTTCTCAACGTTAGGAATGAAAAGGGCGCCCCACGAATGAGGCGCCCTTGCTTTCAACCCGTCAGGGCTTACAGCACGTCCACGACAGCGCCGTGGGCCTTCGGAGCGCGGTTCTCCAGGCAGTACTCGACCACCAGTTCCTTCTTGATCGAGTCGCCGGTAGCGCCGAGGTCGATCGTGTCGAAGTTGCGCAGGTAGGCCACAGCCAGCTTGCCCATCTCCAGGATCCACACGTCACGGGTACGCTGGAACCGGTTCGGCACAGCCTTGAGCTCGCCGAAGTCGGAGATGTAGACATCCACCGAAGCCGTCACCGACTTGTCCTCGGCCTTGTCGAAGCGCGTGGCGTTGCCGGTGAAGGTGGAGAACGTCTGCTTCTGCGCGGCGCCCAGCATGATGGTGTCGGGATCACCACCAGCGGTGAACACCTTCTGCAGGGCGTTCTTCAGGCGCGTCTCGGTGAAGGCCGCGGCGGTGCCGTCCGTCTGCGCGACGTTGGTCACGTAGTTCGGAGCGACGTAGCCGGCGCCCGAGTCCACGTTGTCACCAGCCCAGCCCACCAGACCACGCGACGTGCGCGGCGAAGTAGCGGCGGTGTTGTTCTGCGTCAGGCCGAACTCCATGTCGCGCTTGAGTTCCAGGGACTTCAGGGCCATCTGGTAGCCCATTTCGTCCTTGCGACCTGCGGACAGGGTGGCTTGCTGAGTGCCCGACACGATCACCGTCTTGGTGGAGATCTGCGTGCGGTTGCTCAGACGCACGGTCGGCGTCACAGCCACTGCAGCGGCGTCGTCACCTTCGGCCTGGGCGTTCGACGCGGGGGTCGCCAGGTCTTGGGTCTGCCACTCGTGCAGGGTGTTGGTCGCCTTCGCCTTGGCTGCCATGTTCAGCAGGGGCGTCTGTGTGGGGGAGATGCGATAGATGGTATCGCTGAGGTCTTCCCGATTGCCGATCGCGGCAGTGGAAAGATACGTATTGGTAGGTGCTGCCATTTGATTCTCCGGCGCCTCTCGGCGTTAGGAAAGGAGGGATGCGAAGACGGCGCCTGCGTCCTCAACCCGGCCACTTCGGCTCAGGCGTTGGAATGCAGCGCCACGTTTATCGATCGTTCCCGAGTCAGCCGTGCCAGGACGCTCCACCCGCTGGGGTGTTGCTGCGACCTTCTTGGACGCTTCCCTGGCCTGCGCGATCATCTTGTCGTACAGCATCGCTTTACGGACATTGAGGATCGCCCGGTGGTCGGACACGTTCTCGATCTCGGCTGCCGTGTACCCCTCTTTCGTCAGGTACTCCTTGATGGCAGCCACGTCAGCCTTGCGCTTCCCCTCATCCTTCCACTCAGGCACCTTGGCGAGCAGCTCGTCTCGCTGGCGATTGATGTGTTCGGTGTATTGGGTCTGCTTCTCGGCTTGGGCCTGCGCCTGCAAAGCTTGCTGCTGCTGGTTCACTTGCGACAGAGCTGCTTGCCTCTGATCAGAGAGGTGCTTCTGACGCATGAACTCAACAGGATCACGCTCCAACAGCGCATTCCAGTCGATCTGTTGTTGCTCCTGAAGCGCACCTTCCAGTTGGTGCTTCATCCGAGTCAAGTTCTCGGCGTATTGGGAGCGCTCCTGCCGCGCCTGATCCAGTTCGGCCTGGGACTGCTTGCGCAGCTCCGCGGCTTCCATGGTCTTTCGCGTGCTGTCCTGCTGACGCTGGTAGCCAGCAATCACCTCGTCCTTGGGAACCTGGATCTCCTTGCCGTCAATCTTGACGGTGAACATCTCGGGCTCTTGGGATTCGGGCTGCTCGGCGTCGTCGCCTTCCCCAGCTTCATTGGGCTCAGGTGGAGCGGGCTCCTCCCTCACCTCTTGCTTGGGCTCGGCCGCAGGTTCCTTGGGTGCTTCGACCGGGTCAGGGGAATTCTGACGGTCCAGATGCGAGGAAAACGCCTCTGCTGCCTGACTCACGCTCAGGCTGTCGTTGGATCCCGTATCAGGGTTGTCCATGTGCTCTCCAGTGCCTTTCGGCGCAGCGTCTCTCGACGGATGCAGGCGGGGTTGCAAACATCAAGCGGGCCGCCTCCCGCTAGATTCAAAGCTTGACGATCTCTCCAGTGCTCAACTGGTATTGAGGCTCACCAACGAGCACACGGGCGTTTCCGTGAACCGTGTGAATGTGGTCGGCACCGGGCTCTGGATGCCAAACAGTTGCGATGACGTAGCCGGGAACAAAGATCTTCTTGATGCCGGCTTCCAACTCGAACCAGTTCAGGCCAGCCACGCCTTTGCGCGCTCCGCCATCGACTTCTTGTGGTCCAACTCCAGCCGAGCCAACTTGCCCGTCTCCAGCCGGTTTTTCAGCGCTGTCTCGAGCTTCGTCAGCAGCCGGAGCGAGATCCACAACCTTTCGCGGTCG